ATGAATAGACAAAGAACTACTAATACATTAAATTTACCATTAATAAATATTGCTAGTAATACATATACTGTAGGTTCTAGTGAAATAGAAATTCCAAATCCATCTTTAACATACAGTGATACAGGGTTTTCTGTTGAGTGCTGGTTTAAAGCTGCAATACTTGGTGAGCCTATGTTTCTTATTTGTCATCAAGAAGCTGGCAATGATGGTGAAGGATTTCATTTAAGGTGGGCAGGTGGTAATGTTGTATATGCAGTAATATCAGATGGTACTAATGAAGCTAACACTCAAGTAAATGGAGCTTTAAATGCTGACCAATGGTATCATATAGTTGCTTCTTGGGACCATTCAAATAAAAAGAAATATGTTTATATAGACGGTATTTTAAGACAAGTAGAAACTGAATCTTCAATGGGGACTATTGCACCTAATGCAAATATACATATAGGAACAAGAAGAGGTGAAACTGACCAAGATTTTATAGGTCAAATTGATGATGTTAAAATATATAATAGAATATTAACCGATGGTAATGTAACTAGCGGTGTAGCAGATAATCCTAATTTATCTATAGCAGCTAAAGGTGAAGTATTAAGAAATTATAACGCAGGTAAAAGGAGTCACAAATAATGGCACATTATGAAATGTATTTTTGTATACCTAGCAGTGCATTTAATAGTGCTGTAGGTGACAAAATAAAAGGGTTATACCCTATAGTAGAATCAGTTAATGAAGAAACTGATGAAATAACTTATATGTCAGCACCTACATGGAATGATATTATAATGAGTGGTAAAGTAGGGCCACCTAGATATTCACATGATAGGTCTTATGTTATCATCAAAGGTGAATGGTCTATGAAAGATGGTGTACTTACAGAGCTTATGGAACTAGGTTATGGATTAGATTATCCTAACTTTACAGTTTTAACTAAAACAGAAGCACAAGCATTAGTAGCAAGTAGTGCATTTACAGGAGAGTAGTATGTATAAAATAATTGGGAGAACTAAAATATAATGGCTATATTTATATACTGTGAAGACTGCGAAAAAACGGTAAAGCCAGGCAGTTGTAAGCATAAAAAAAATTTTAAAACAAGCTCTGAAAAAATGAGTAATTATATAAATATGAGAAAAACTTGGAGTGGACAAACTAAAGTAGAGTTTAGCACAACAACTATGGACCAAGATATAGCAGATAGGAATAGTAGATAGTGGCAACATTTAATGCACAATTACAAGACTTAGTAGGAGAAGCAATATCAACAGATACTGATGCTATGGACCAATTTTTAAGAGATGGTCTTAAACAACTATATAATGTTTTGCCTCCTGATAAATTATTAGAGTGTGTTACACATACAGAGCTTAGTGATTCACCTTCTACACTTTCATTAAATACAAATACTATTGGACCTATAATGGCTGTAACAAGAAAAGATTCAAAAGGTTTTAATCAAATATGTAGACAAGTGTCCCCTATATTAGCATCTAGAGTTACAGATACTAATGATTTGATGCACGCAAAAGAAACAGACCCAGTGTATTTTATTAAAAATTCTGTACTTAATGTATTTCCAGACCCGACTGGTAGTCAAACTGCAGAAGTATTATATTTACCACTTACGCAGATAGCAAATGGTGATAGTAATATAGCTAACTTATCTAATGATATGGAGTACATTGTAGTTTTATATGCTGCAATTAAAATGGCTGAATATTTACTTGCTTCAGAAGAAGATACAGAGCTTTATGTTCCTATGATTACAGCATTAAAACAAGACTATGCACAAGCAATTCAAACTATGGGTGCAAATCAACCTCAAAGACAAGTAGCTGCAGGAGGTGAACGTGAAGGTTAAAGAATTAATACAACAAATAGAATATACAATGGGAAGACAACCCGAACAGTATATGATTCAACTTATAAATGACGCATTAATGGATATGTCAGGCAAAGTGCAACATTATACTACAGAAAAAATACAAAATTTAAATTCAAAACAAAGATGGTATAAATTAGATGACTCTGTTATAGATATAACAAGAGTTGAAATTTTAGATAACAATGATAGATATGTGAGAATACCTATGTTGGCAGACTCACATAGACTATTAAAAGATGATACAGACGAAACGTCTGATTCATTAAAATAGGAGTAAAAAATGGCAAGTACAGTAACAGCCTCAACAATGACAGTTTCTATATCAGAATCTATTACCCTTAATGGGAAAAATCAAGGAAGCACACAAACTTTAAGTATTCCTAGCATTAAAGATGTTTATAAAAGAATTGTAACATGCGTAGATGATACTGATTGTACAATTGCAACTTTTAGAACTGCTACTAGCACAGCTGATGGAGCTATAGATTTAGAAAATGTAAGATATATTAGAGTTACTAATTTAGATGATACAAATCCAATGAATCTTTCTTTGCAAGTAGCTTTAAGTGAAGATGCTAATGCAAACGCTTCTACAACAATTTTAGTTGGTGCTGGAGAAAGTTTTATTTTAGGAACTATTCATGATGGTATATCTTTAGATGATGATGCTGATGGTATAGTTACAGCATTAAATGATTTAGAAAGTCTTTTGGTAGACCCTTTATCAGAAAATATAGATGTTGAAGTATTTATAGCATCAGTATAGGAGCATAAATGGCTACAGATAAAAGAAGTTATCCAAATAGTTATTTTGCATGGTATAATGACGATGAAAGATTAGCTTTAGTATGTAAAGTTATATCTAATGATGTTAGCGACACAACTGAAACTACAATAGATAAGTATGATACGTATTCTGGTAGTAGCGTTACAGGTGGTCTACGTATACATACTCATTCTAAATATGGCAAAGTAGAAGAAGTAACAGATGATTTAAAAGCTAACTCTGGATTAGATACCTCATTACATTCTTCAATAATAGATTATGTAAAGTCTAGACTATTAGAAGATATGGGAGACCTGCAAAGAGCTGGTTACTATAGAAACAAATATGAGAGAACTATCAAAAGGTACCCTCATAGAAAAAGTGGAGTAAGAGCTTTATCAGTTCCTAGAATGTAAGATGGATATACTAAATGTTATAGAACAGTTTGGGGTGCCAGTTGCAATGACAATGGCATTTGGTTTTTTTATATGGAAACAAAATAACTGGATTCAAGACGATTTAAAAAAAGACTTAGACGAAGCTAATGATAGGTTTGAAGGTATTGTTATAAAGCTTATAGATTCGCAAAAACAGATGCAATTAGAGCAAAAAGATATTAAAGCAAGCTATAGAGCAATTGTAGAAATACTTGCTGCATTAAGCGGTAATGGGCTTAAAGAAAAATTTTTAAGAAATAGAAATTACGAATAACATTAGGAGGTATTATGCCAGGAGTAGGTAAAAAGAAATTTCCTTATACAGCTAAAGGTAAAATGGCTGCAAAGGCTTACGCTAAGAAAAAAGGATTAAAAGTTACAGACGCATCTAAACGTATGAAAAGGAGTTATTAATGAGTTTTATTAAAGATATGGTAAGTAAATATAAAGATGAAATTGTAGAGCAAATATTTACTGATGAGCTTCAAAAAAAATTAGTTGATAAATTAAATGAAAATATAAACATTCCATTTATTAATGAAAAAACAGAAGAAAAACATTTAAATAGTATATATGATGTAATGGAAGACATAGTAAAGACTGCAATTCAAGAAAAACTTTAAATGCCTAAACAAGTATACCATATAAAATCTTTTGATGGTGGTATTAATAAAAAGGCTGACCCAAGAGACATAGAGAATGACGAGTTAGTAGAAGTTACTAACGCTAACGTTTCTAATGTAGGTAGAATAACTATGTCAGGTGACGGTAAATCTGCTTTTGCAACCGTAAACGCAAAAAATGTTTTAGTTAGCCCTACTAGTTCACTAGAAGACCAAAATCATCATAACAATGAAACGCCCATAGCATCAGGACATGGGCTATTTTCATTTATGCATGACTATAGCTTTGATAATACTAATGACGACACAGAGCCTCAAGAAATAACTACAGAGTTTATTTGTATTAATGATGGGGCAGATATAGATGTGTGGACAGATATAGATGATGGTCAATATGGGCATTGGAAAAACAATTTAATATCTATGGGTTCTGTACATAATACTGGAACAGATGGTACAAGTGAAAACTTATTAGACGTAAAAGTTGTAAAACCTGTTTATTATAAAGCAGACAATGGATTAAGGGTTTGTGATAGCAATTTTGGCGAAGAAGAACTTCCTGTTACTATAGGAAGTGGGAATCCTATCGAGTCAGATTCTACTACTGCTATAACTTGTAGTTCAGCAAATTACACTTTAATTGATGGCGAGTATATTAAAATAGATTCAGAGGTTATGAAAGTTGTTTCTA